ACGGCAAGCGATAATCAGCTTCAACGGATCGGCATGGGTGGCGTGGGACTGCGCGAACGTGCCCGCAATTACTTGTTGAACAAGAACCAAAAGGTTTCGAGTAGCGAGTTGGAAGCAACCCGCGCACAGCTTGAAGAACTTAAGGCGCAGATGGCAATGCTATTAGAGCAGCGCAAGCCTGGCCGACCGAGGAAAGAGAATGTCAACGACAACGATGCTGGAGTTAGTGCAGCAAGTAACTAACGAGCTTGGCGTTGCAACCCCGTCGAGCGTAGCAGGAAACACGAACCAAGACGTTATCCAAATTCTCGCGTTGATGAACGCGAACGGATACGAGTTTCTTCGTCGCCACGCTTGGCGGGAACTGACAAAACAAAACGCGTTTTACACGCAATACATCACGACGACCGGCACTTGGACGACAGCCGCCCGCACGATCACGATGGCATCGACTGCGGGGCTTGATACAACCTATCAAGTTCAAGGCACAGGCATTAATCAGAACACCTATATCGTTTCTGTAGACTCAGGAACGCAGGTAACAGTCAATCAAGACTTTTCTGCAAGCGCCGCAGGTGCTACGGCTTACTTTCAGAAAATTAAATATTCGCTACCCTCTGACTACGAAAGTCTTGTCCCGCGCACGATGTGGGACAAATCAAAGCATTGGGAAATGCTAGGCCCTGAGGACGCACAGCAATGGGAATGGCTGCTGTCGGGCTATATCTCAACCGGCCCGCGTATTCGTTGGCGTTTGTTGGGTGCGTATTTCCAAATATGGCCGGGTATGTCTACGGCTGAATATCTCGGCTTTGAATACCGCAGCAAGGGCTGGGCGGCTGCGGCTGATGGGACTGTTAAGAACTCGTTTACAGCCGACACCGACACTTGTATCTATCCTGATCGGTTGATCGTCAACGCGACAAAGCTCAAGTATTTCGAGGCTAAAGGCTTCGATACCACAGCGATGATGCGTAACTATCTGACAGAAATGGAAGCAGCGAAGGCTCTCGATATGTCGTCTGCCAATCTGTCGCTCGCACCGCGTCCAGGTACTGTTCTTATCGGTTACGACAACATTCCCGATTCGGGCTACGGTACGAACTGATGGCACGCAGCGCACGCCAACGAATGATGGTTCAAGGCACAGCCGCGCAAGTGGCTTCCTTGCCTGCGCCTATCGGTGGCTGGAATGCTCGAGATTCGCTCGCCAACATGGAAGCAACTGATGCTGTGCAGTTAACGAATATGTTTCCCACAGTCTCTAGCGTCAATCTGCGGGGTGGTTATCAGCAATACGCAACGGGTATCACTGGGCAAGTCGATAGCCTGTTCAATTACTCAGGCGGCAATTCTGAAAAGCTGTTTGCAGTTGCTGGCGGCAAAATCTATGACGTTACCGCAGGTGGTGCTGTTGGCGCTGCAGTAGTATCAGGACTAACGAACAGCCGGTGGGAATACGTCAACGTCTCAACGCCTGGCGGCGCGTTCATGTACGCTGCAAACGGTTCTGACGCTCCTTTGCTTTACAACGGCACGACCTGGACTTCGATTACAGGTTCATCAACTCCTGCAATTACGGGCGTTACAACAACAACGCTTGATGATGTGACGTTGTTTAAAAATCGAGTTTGGTTCATTCAAAAGAACACCCTCAAAGCATGGTACTTGCCGACTTCCTCAGTTGGTGGCGTTGCTGAGCAGTTTGACTTAAGTTCGATTTGTCGTTTCGGTGGCTATCTTGTATCTATCGGCACATGGACAATCGACGCAGGTTACGGTGCTGACGATAACCTAGTATTTGTCACTAGCAACGGCGAAGTGATTGCCTATCGCGGGACTGATCCGGCCTCTGCATCGACGTGGGCGCTGATTGGGGTGTGGAAACTAGGCACTCCCATTGGCAAACGTTGCATGTTCAAGTATTCGGGCGACTTGCTGATTCTGACCCTCGACGGTTTGTATCCGCTTGCGTCGGCTGTGCAAAGTTCGCGGCTTGATCCGAGGATTGCGCTATCTGACAAGATACAGGGCGCATTTGCGGCTGCAACAAGGACGTATCAAAACAACTTCGGCTGGCAGATTCTGTACAACGCGAAGAACAACGCATTGTTTGTGAATGTTCCAACGTCCGAGGGTTCGCAGCAACAACAGTATGTAATGAACAACATCACAAAAGCGTGGTGCAACTTTACGAACTGGAATGCTAACTGTTGGGAAATCTTCAACGATGACCCGTATTTCGGCGGGAATGGTTTTGTAGGCAAAGCGTGGACGCTGGACTATCAGGACAATTCTGCAAACATCCAAGCCAACACCCTGCAAGCATTCAACTATTACGGATCGCGTGGCGTTAAGAAGTATTTCACCCGCGCAAGACCTAGCATTTTCACGAACGGACAACCGGCAATCTTTGTCGGCATGAACGTTGATTTTGATATTCAAGACACTACTGCTGCGCTTTCGTTTAGCCCGCAGACTTATGGCGTTTGGGGTACGTCGCTATGGGATGTTGGTTTGTGGGGTTCGGATTCAACGATTACGAACAACTGGCAAGGCATTACGGGTATCGGTTACTGCGGCGGCATTCAGATGAAAAGCGCAAGCGGTGGCATTCAGATCGAATGGGCATCAACGGACATTGTTTATCAAACCGGATGGGCTGGAATATAAGGAAAGGCCCGGCTATCGGGCATTGGGTGGCCAAGCGCGTTGAGGGCGGCTACTTTGAAGGACGCAGCGAAGCAATAGGATTGTGTAAGGACGATGAGATAGTAGCAGGCGTGATATACGAGAACTGGAACAGGAAAAGCATTTGGTGTCACATAGCAATAGAAGGACGGATGACGGGCGCATACCTAGCGGCAATCTTTGATTATCCGTTCAACGTGTGCCAAGTAGACAAGATTATAGTACCGGTAGGAAGTGACAACGCAGCAAGCATCAAGCTAGTAACGAATATGGGATTTGTAGAGGAAAGCAGAATTAAGGATGCAAGGGTAGATGGCGACATTGTTTTCTACACAATGAAGCATGACGCTTGCAGGTTTTTGACTGCTCAATATAGTAAAAAAATAGGAGTGCCTCATGGGTAAAAGTTCACCGTCGCCGCCGCCAGCACCGGATTACTCAGGTGCTGCTAGAGAACAAGGTGCTGCTAACGTAGAAACAGCGCGTTTGCAGGGAAGGATGTCGAATCCGAACATCATTTCGCCCTTAGGAACGCAGATGGTTACCTACGAAGGTGATCAGCCTACCGTTACGCAAACGCTTACCCCAACAGCAACCGAAACGCTTGCTTCGCAGCAACGCGTTCAAAAGCTATTGGCGGGGCTTGGAGAAACGGGTACGCAGCAAGCGCAAAATGTCATTAGTACGCCGTTTAATCCGACCGGCACAGCAGGAGAAGCACTCCAAACTAGGCTTGATACGTCTGCGTTAGCTAAAGCGCCGGTCAATGCAGGCATGACAGGCCAAGAAGCAATTATGCGTAGGCTGCAACCGCAGCTAGAAGGTCGTCAAGCAATGCTTGAAAATCAGCTTGCCAATCAAGGCATCACGCCCGGTTCACAGGCTTACAGAACCGCACAGACGCAAGAAGCGCAGAACCGCAACGACTTGTTGAGTCAAGCTGCATTGCAAGGCATTGGTCTTGATACGCAAGCTCGCGCAGCAGGATTTGGCGAGCAACAAGCATTGATGGGGTCGCAGAACGCCGCACAACAAGCAGAATTGCAGCGTCAAGCGTACTTGCGTCAACAGCCTTTGAACGAGATCACGGGTTTGATGTCAGGCTCGCAGATTCAAATGCCGCAGTTCCAAGGCTATCAAGGCCCGACGGTTGCTCCTGCTCCGATCTTTGCAGGGGCGCAAGCACAGGGTGCTGCAAATATGCAGAACTACGGCATTCAGTCTGCCAACGTTAATGCTCAGAATGCGGGCTTATATAGCCTGCTAGGTTCGGGCGCACAAGCATACGGGATGAGAAAATGAACAATATGTTCAGCTTCAATCCCGAGGAAAAACGGGTACGCATGGCGCAAGCATTGCAAAACTACATCTTGCCGGAGCAAAAAGTAGAGATGCCACAAACTCCGTCTAGCGGTGGCAATATGTCGCCAATGGATTTGATGAGAATGATGGGTAAGAAAAAACCGGACGTTGGCACAACTTCAAACCCGTCTATTGACTATTAGGAAAAACAATGGCTACCGTGAATTTTAATTTGCCAAGCCCATACGAGTCTGAACTTGCTGACATTGCTCGCCGTCAAAAGATGGCAGAGCTGATGCAGCAACAGGCTTTTCAGCCCGCTGAGACGTTTAGCTATGGCGGCATTCAGGCTAGGACTTCGCCGCTTACAGGCATTGCCAAAGCCTTGCAAGGCTATATGGCAGGCAAGACGCAGCGCGATCTAATCCAAGAGCAGAAAGCATTGGGCGAAAAAGCGCAGACAGAGGCACAAAACTGGTATCAGAACATTGATACTGTGCCATCTGACATTAGTGCAGAAGATATGATTCCCGCACGAAAGCGTAGTGAAGAGGAACGCAGAGCACACCTGTTCAAAGGTTTGAGCAATCCCGCAACTGCCGGACTTGCACAAACAATGCTTGCTCAAGATAGGGAAGAAAAAGATTTCCAACGTGCGTTGAACGCTGCTAGAGGAAATCAAGCGCCTGTTTCTGCTGCGGAAAGAATGAACCCGATGATTCCTGGACAGCTAGGTTCATCCGTTATGGCAGGTGCAGAAGGCACTACGCCGCCCATAGCGCCGCCCGTTGCACCACAAGCTGCTCCGCAAATGATGCAACAACCTGGGCAGCAAGG